GCTTCCTCGGTAGTCATATCAGGATAAGCGTCAATGTAAGGAGTGCCTTCGGGAAGCATCAGCCTGCGCTGCACCACACCGTTCACAACCACGGTCTCGTCAATGGGGCGGTAGTCTGCCGGTATGTTACGGGTGGAACCAAAAGCGTAGATTCTTGTCGCATAGGTGGACCGGGATTCAGATCGTGGCATTTCCTGCACGTTTTTCTCGATCTCGAAGTCCACCGCGTCGCCAAACTCACAACACCCGAAATGGATTATATTCCCGGTTATCCAGCACTCGCAATCCCATTTTTTCGCCATGGAGAAACAGGCATCCAAAATGTTGATGTTCTCATAAGACATCAGTTGTGATTTGTTCTCTACCGTACTGTCAATGGAGAAAACAAAATCCTGTCCTTTGTATGTGTAACCAAGAGCCTTTAAATTTCTCAGGACTATACCGACTTGTACGTCAAGCGGGGCAGTCAGGTTCCAGGACGCCTCCTGTCCGGCCGTCTCCGGGGTATATTTGAAGATTTTGTTTTTCCATTTCCAATAATAGGCATCAAGCTGAAGCTCATAGTCGTAGCCGGCGGTATTGGTGTTGAATGCGGGCTTCTGCAAATCGCACACTTCGAACAGTCCGAAGTCACACTCCACGTATGAGCCAAGTTTGAAATATATGGGATTCTCTAAGGAGAACTTTAACATGATGTAGTCCTCCTTCATCAGAGTGAACTTACGCTTGCAGCCTTCATTGATCAGAGTTGTAAGCTGGATAGCACCGGATATGTCTTTGATGTCGATTTGTTTCATGTCTTCAAAGTTCGGAGATAAAAAAAAGAGTACCCAATTTTGAGCACTCACATACACGACAATAAAACCAATGTCGTGAATTAAGTTCTGTTGGCCGGATTCGGCTCATTGAACTTGGCTGAAATTTTTCCGAAAGTTCGGTCTAAACTCTGTGCGTAAGTGATACTTTTACCGAGATAAACCAGATGATAAATCTCGCTACTATTAGCCGAGACTTGAATATCAACCTTGCCCTTATAAAGTTCATCGAAGAAAGCTTTTTTCTTTGCTTGATAATCAGATTGGGAATTTCCTTCAATTGTAAAAGAAAGTGTTATTTCCCTCTCATCGACTTTCGGATTATTGATTATTACCCGCTTCCCATGTTCAAGTCTGCTTTTGTTCTCAATAAAATCCTTCATGGGAGCGGATGCCCCAATAGCATCAAGAACCCCCTCTCCCATTCTCACACCCCATGTCGTGTAAGCGTTTTCGTCATTAATTAATAATTCATTCATAGACTATAATTTTGCTGTATTCTTTTTAACTTCTGCTATATCTCTTTGTATCTGTTGAATAGGTTTGACGATTGCCCCTGTATTTTCTGAAATCTGTACCAATTCAAGATAGGATTGCGCTATCAAATCCCGCGTATCATCAGCAATATTTCTTGTTTCCGTATTTATGGAAAGTAGAGCATCTGCTTTTACTGTCAGTAGATTAAGTGATTGAGATTGAATGATATTCTGATTCTTTATCTCTTCTCCTGCAATATGCAATGCTGTAAACCTACCGCTTAGTTCTCCTACATCTTCATGTGTCATTTCAGTGCCGAACCCTCTTGATGAAGAAGATTGGGAATAGGACTCCTGTGAAATCTTGTCATATCCGGTTGCTGCGGCAAGCTCGTCACGGAGCTTCATGGCTTCCTCCACATATTTCATATATTCATCCTGCAAGGCTTCTCTCTCTACTTCGGTCAGATTGTTATCCTCCATGGCGGCACCGAACTTCTTCCACCACTCTTCGAGTTTCTCGCTGTACATTTCACCGATTTTATTACTCAGCATGGCACGCATGAAATACTCTGCTATATCTTCCGCTGCATCCTTAGCTTCATACTTCATATCCATAAGATTGTTCACAAAGCTGTCAAACATTCCATCGAAAGTGATACCAGTAAGACCTTCATAGAGTTTGTCTGTAAGTTCTTCCAGCTTACCAGCTTGCTCAACATAATCATTCAACTTGTCAGTCAAACGCTCACCATAACCACCCTTGCCAGTATTCTGAATCTTCTCCCACATATCAACATTACTGCGGAGCACTTTCATCTCTTCAGGAGAAAGGGACCATATATCACCGTTCCAGTTTCTGCCTATCTGCTGGCTAAGACGAGAGATTTCCTCTTGGTTGAATCCTCCCCAATAGTAGTTCCAGCTATGATGGGAATTGGAGTATCTAGCCTGTTCCTGTGCAATTTTTTTATAGTTTTCTTCCGTCTCTTTTTGCAGTTTCTTCGCATCAGCATACGCGGAAACGGACTTTGTTCCCTTGCTGGCTTCCATTACATCTGTCAAATCCTCAATAGCGGTTTGTAGTGTTTCATTTCGATCGGTAAGCCTATTAATAGCTTCCTCGACTTCTTTTTTATTACCACCAATACCAAACAAAGAATTAAAACCGCCGAAAGAAATCGCATTGAGGATATTGCCTATCCCGTTTTTCAGAGATTCTCCAATTGTTACGAATAAATCACCTGACAAGACATCACCGATAATTCCGCTGACTGCATTCAGGACAGCGTCAAGCAAACCACCCACAAGATTGCTCAATCCGTCTTTGAGTACGTCAATGATGGACAGAATCCATCCGACAATGGGGACCTCCTTAAGAGATTCTGACGTCTTGCCTATCACGTCTTTGAATCCGTTCACCGTCTTGATGATTCCACTGTATGCGTCATATAGTCCGCCCGAAGAAAGTTGTTGCAATCCTCCCAATATATTTTCCATGCTCGCTTTCAGTTTGGTTGCGGTATCGGATACATTTTGTTGGGCTTGATTGGCGATGTCTGTCTGTGTCTTTACGTTGGCGGACGCAATGTCTGCATTCTGCTGCGCTGTTTCAAGAGCGTTTGTAGCGGCTTGTTTCTCGCTTTCTGTTCCGTCCTTTTGTGCCTTGGCGTAGTCCTCTTGCGCCTTTTGAAGTTTCTCTAAGGCGTCCGTTTCGGTTTCTACGGCATAGATGCGGTTTTGCTCAGCTGTCTGATAGGCTTTTACATCCTCTCCAAGTTTCTTGAAGTTGACTCCACTTGTACCACCCAAAGACTTTTCCATCTGGCTGATGGCGTCAATCAATGATTTCTGGCTTGCCTGATCGGAGTTCTTGAACTTGTCAGTCCGTACATATTTTTTTGCTTCGTCCAAGGCAGGCTTTATCATGTCGGAAAACATGGAACCAAACTCACCGAACACAGTAACCCAATCTATATTGGCTTTTATGGCTTCTGTTTCCTTGTTCTGTATGGCAACATCACGTTGTTTCTCCAGTAACTTTACTTGTGCACTATTAACACCGTTTTCTTCCTGTGCTTTCCTTATTTTTTCCGCATACTCTTGGGCGATAGCCAATTTCTGCTGCTGGAACGTGCCATATTCTTTCAAGTAGTCGTTCAAAGCCTGTTGTTCGGCTTTCAGCTGTCCTTCAGTTACATCGGAAATATCTTTATCTCTCATACTTTCGGCATTGGTATAAGCTTCTGAAATTTTCTGTGCCTGCTTGTCGGTCAGCTTACCGTTACCGGCTTTGCTCCATTCTTCCTCCTGTTTTCTTATCGCATCAATCTGTTTCTGATAATCAAGGTCAATCTGTTTCAACTTCTTTTCCGTGCCTTCTCTCATCAGGTTGATTTCATCCTGTTGGTTCTGACGGTGAAGTGAAAGAAGTTGCCCGTCCAGCTTTTCCTGATTTTCTTTTTGCTTTTCAGCAGCTTTTTCCTGCTTAGTCAAAGAACTACCAGTAATACCGCCCAAATTTTTATAGGCTTTTTCAGTTGTTTCTACTCGTTTCTTAGCTTCTTCATACAGCTTTGAAGTAAACTTGGATTTATTCTTTTCTATTTCAGAAAGTTTCTTCTTAGCATCATCCCAGTCTTTCTTCGCTTTCTCATAATCCTGCTTGTAGGTGGTTTTATTCTTCTCTGAATCAATTCGGGTTTGCTTGACTGATTTTGCTGTATCTATAAGTGTTTTTATGTCTTTCACATTATAGATTGCTTCATCAGACAAAGTACCCTTAATATCAATAGGCAAACGAAGTTTCACAGTTCCATTTTCCCCCTTTCCTCTGATACGCTTCTCCAACTCAGAGATGTAGCGGTCAAACTCACTAATATCAACATCTTTAAGATTGGAAATGAACTGTTCAGAGATACCTTTCCCTTTTTCTTGCAGCATGACATCTCGTTCTGCACGTAGTTCTTTTAATTTCTTTACATAGCCATCAACACCTTGTTGCCCGGATAACGACTTTAAAAGATTCTCGTAATACTTAATTTCTGATTCAATATCTGAAAACTCTTTAGCACGTTTTTCTCCTGCACGCTTTGCCTCTTCTTCTGCTATTTGCTGCTTTAGCTTAAGAATGTCAGCCAATTTGATTGTTTCAATATCATACTGGGCAAATATCTTTGGGTATTCTTTGCGTAATTCTGCCAAACTTTGCCCACGCTGCAAATCAGCCAAAGCAATATCACGAGAGCTTTGGATAAGACTCTCTATTTTTTGTCTACGTTCTTGCTCTTGTTTTGCCGCCTCCTCTTGTTTCTTGTTGAAACGTTCTTGTGCCTTTTCAGCAATGGATGTATTGTCTGCTAACGTCCACATAGCTATACCTAAAGAAACAACAGCAGCACCAGCCAACACATAAGGGTTCATCATTAAAACTTTGTTATAAGTGGCTTGTGCCAAAGTAGCAGCTTTAGTTGCAGTAATCTTTGCCCATATAGATTTCACTGAACCTTGCTCAACAATAGTATTTATCAGAAGCCCAGCTCTATAAACACCGTAAATTTCCACAAGAGCCAATACACTTTTACCAATAATACCATAGTTCTTTACAATAGTATCGACAGCAGATATACTTCCAGAAATCAAATCCTGATTAGCAAGTCCTATTTCCGCTAAAGCAGTAGTTATCGTATCCTCCAAGTTTGACATTTGCCCCTCAATCGTCTTCGATATTGCTTCCGTAGAACCTTCAACACCTTTCATCGAGCCAAATTGTTCAACAGCCTTCATTACAGATTCAACAGTTCGGTCACATTCTACCGTCATATCACGGAATGAGAGTTTAACCTTGTTGCCTTCTGTCTGAACACGAACACCGAACTCTTTCCAACGCTCTGGATTATTTATATCAAGTATCGCCTCTGTTAGCTGGTCAAAGGGCTTTGCTACTGTATTGGTAAAATCTCCCATTTTCCTCATGGCATCCATCGAAGGAGTTACACCACGATTGACAAATTTTATAAAGTCATCCGTCAGTTCATTAAGCTGAAAATTCGTTTTTGCAGCAAAGCTATTTATGTCAGAAAGATATGCTTTCGCTTTATCGGAACTGCCATTCAAGGCATTAGTTAGCACAGATTCATATTTCTGAAACATTCCAGCAGTTGAAACTACATTTGAAGCAACTTGTTTCAGCATAGCGATTCCACCAATAGCAGCAAGTGTCTTCTTAAATGAAACTCCGACCCCCTCATTGGTAGTTATAACAGCCTTGCTCTCATCTTTGAATAAAGCATATTCATCTCTTAGGGCTTTAGTAGATAATCTTGCAAGTGCTTGTTGTGATTGCAATTCACCGAGAGCATACTTTTGTTCTCCTAATGCTGCTTTTGCACGGTTTAATTCATCCGATAAAGATTGTCTTTTAGAGTCATACTTTCCTAATTTCTTATATTTCTCAGTAAGCATTGAAACATCATTCTGTGTCTCACGTATGATATTTTTCTGTTTGATAATTTCTTCTGATAGAGAATTAACAGCTTTTTCACCGTCATAAATACCCTTTTTGAAGTCGTTTTCCATTGTTGCCCCAGCTTTGGCGGCATCAGAAATAAGGATATTCATTTTCTTAGTACTTTCTCCTAATTGAACATTTAACTTTTTAAATGTATCAGGAGATTGGGTCGAATCCATAGAAAGGAGCGTTTGTTTCAACTTTTCTATCTCTGTTCTTAATCTTACGACCTCTTGCCAATCCGAAGCCACACGGAATACGAGCTTTCCCATTTTATTCTAATTTTTAATTATTTACTACTCAAATTTACAGTATATCCAAATCTTATTAGAATTTTCTTTCATTAAATTCGTTACAATAGACGAAAGGTTTGATATTTCTTATTTTACTTGATAAATTTACCACAGTTACAAGCTTTCATAGATGTTTTTTATCAACGAAAAACACACAATCTGCTGATTGTGGCAAAATAATTGTGAAAGTAGTATTTGATAGTCCGTTTTGCTATTTCTAAGATTGCAAAAGCACGACATTTGAAAGATTGTCGTGAAATAGTTTGGAGTGATTGGATTTCTTGGTAGTTTTGCAAGAAAATAAGTAAAAACATGAATAAAATAACATTTCTAATACTATGTATTGCTCTGCTATGTGGATGCTCTACAAATCATAATATTGACTCTGCTATAAAAGATATTTACGGTTCGAAAGTGCCACCCAAAGAAGAGGATGGAGCTTGTATTTATGTCTTAAACTATCTTGAAAAAGAGAACAAACAAGATACGGATTTTGTAAAACTAAAGGATAAAATTGACAAATACACAAACTCATTATCCGAGAATTTAGGAAACGATGTTTCTTCTAAATCAGATGCTAACACATCTGCAACAAGTAAAGACGATTGTTTAAGTGACTTCTACAAATGGGAGACTCCATCTATCCGTATTGTGCTTATTTCACGTAAATGTTTAGATAACAATGGTAGAGACATAACAATTATAGTAACAAATAAAGGGTGATTTTTCACCCTTTATTCACTCTTATCAATACGTAAAAGAGACTAATAAAACGTACTATATACTTTATATTACACCAAGCATTGTGTATAATAACTGCTTGCTCAAAAGTGTATAGTTGCGTAAAATTTTTAAATTATAATTCACGATATATTGCAATCGGTTCAATACGGCATTCCGAACTCTGACGACCAGTAAAAAAAGTCTCTACACCAGCCATTTTATCAATAGTATTTTGAATAGCAGATCGAAAACCATCTACTACTTCTTCCTCATCAAACATTTCTATATTTTCATTTCCTGCTTGTGTTACTATTCCTAAAACAGTGAATTCAAATTCTGTTTTTCTTGAATACTTAGAAATTAAAATATCCTCCTTTTCTCTTAAATAAATTCTATTCAATATTGAAGAAAATATGATTTCTTTATTTGCAAATGGCATTGTTACTTCAAATTGTTCATCATAGCTAAATTTCAAAACATTTAGCAATCTATTTACAACATCATCATCTAAAATTAGCCCATCTGCTTTTAATTGCTCAGCATACTTCACATTCAAACTTTTCAGCAAAGATGTAGCTTTTGCCTTCGAATTTCTATCTGCAATTTTCTTCGGTAATTTCGCCAATTCAGCTACGGATTCATTCTCTTCTCTATATTTGAAATAGCCAATAGCTTCACCTATTTCATTAAATTGCTCTAACGTAGAAGCCATTTTGCTATAATCATTAAAAATAATTTTCCCTGATATTTTTACAAAAGATTTATCGCGTAAATCATTTAAAGTAACATTTTGTGGAACAGTATAGAGCACCCCCATCTCACTCAATTTATTTTCAAAAAGATTGTAAGCATAATCATGCAGATATTTTTTCTCTGTCGAAGATTGTTCTTTAACTAAGATTTCTCCCATTAAATTTCCACTGAGAATTTTTCCCTTTTGTTCTTCAGATTTAGCATATTCTGACTTTTTCCCAGATAATACATACTCTGTTAATCCTTCAAATAATTGAGAAGATATTGAATACATCTTGTATTCATCTAAATATACAAATGATTTAATGCAGCCCATTTTCAAATTCCTTTTTGCGTTGTTCGCTGTTCTTACTAAATTTCTTTATACTATTATTCCTTGTATCAATGATTGATTTAATCGCTATACATCCTCCAGAGACACAAATAACAAATGTTATTACCGTTAATATAATATCAATTGTTCCCATCATCCAAAGAGTTTAATTTATTCATTATTGCATTACTAAAAAGAAAAGATACTAGGCAAAATGCAATAGCACATACTAACGCGACAATTCTATCTAATATTTCTTTCTGAGATTGTTCTGCAAAATACAAAATGCCCAAAACACCAGATAAAATAACAATTTGTATTACAGAATACCCTTCAAATTTAAGTTTTAAAATTGGATCAAACTTTTCATTATTAAGCTCATTCAAATTCGTCAAATTTAAAGTTAGCCCTAAAAATATAAAATCAACCGGATTGAATAATAAACTCCACTCCCTATTTACCGATAGCATAAAGACAAACACTCTTATAAAAAAAGGCATTAATCCTATTAGGACAGTATATATAATCCATTTGGTCTTTCTCATGACATATTTTATATTCTATTTTGCTACAAAATTATCATTATTTTCTAATAATTTTGCCATAACTATTTCTTTTTTTCTACGATTTGCCAATTCCTTACCTTTACTTTTCGACCACTAAATAGAACTTGCATATCTTTTATTTTTATATAGGATAGAATTATCGTGTGACTCTAAAACCTTTCCGATAGATTCTTCTAACCATTCTTTCCCAAACTCTTTGTAGCGCGAAGTCAGTGTTGTATCACTAACTTTTATACGAGAAGCCCAATCATTTATTGATAGGCATGAATTATCAACAGTTATGAATATGGTTCTACATGTCCGAGCTGAATTTTCATTGCAAGTAATCCACCTACAATTTGACGGTTCATAATTCTTACTTGAATCAATTCTATCAATGCTCATATTATCATTATACCCATTTTTCATAGACCAATTGTAGAATAAAAGAAAATCATTAGACCATTCAGGACATACAAGCACTCCTTTCCCTCCATAATAACGATAAGAATTATTTTTAGGATTACAGCATCTATCTTTCATGCCAGCCCATATAGTATAGATTCGAGTTTTTTTGCTTTTTCCATGAGTGGTATTAGCCTCTTTTCTTCTATCAACATTCATACACCCACAACTTCTCACCTTTCCACTATGCAAATTCCCTTGTGACACCACAACCTCTTTTCCGCAATCACATTTGCAATGCCAGTAAGTAGCATGACTATTTTGCCCAGTATATTTATGGTGAAAATCTAAGACCGTCAATCTTCCAAATTTCTCTCCACTTATATCTTTTACTTTACGTCTTATACATCCACAGCTTTTTGTTGTACCATTCCTTAAATATCCAGAACGCACAGAAACAATGTTCCCACAGTCACATTTACATATCCATTTTATACAGCCTCCCTTATCTTTATTTTCATCTTTTGAGACAACTGTCAATTTTCCAAATCTTTCTCCGATTCTAATTTCCATAATAGCATAATATACAACATTTTCACATATACAAATATAACAAATTAAAATGGATTACCCTTGCCTTTTAACTTAAAAAACTCTTCTTCATTTACTTCTTGAAGAACATCTCCATAAACCGTATGCAATTTATCTTTTTGCATAATAATCAAATTGCGATATGGAATTTTAAATACAACTTCATCGTAACTTAGATGTAAAAACTCCATGAACGTAGCAATTTGACCTAATAACGTGACGTTTCCTACGACCGTTCCTTTGCTGTCAGCGTTGCTACGTTCTTGGCTAAAACTGACAGCTTGTAAAAATTTTCAGCGGAAATCATAGACAGACCTACCGCCAGCGCCTCTACCACCTCGTCGAATGTACCTTTCCTTAATTCTTCACTAAGACTTTCATCTCCTGTTATGAGCCACGACAACGCACGAGAAACTATTTCTACATCTTTCAGCGACCGAAGCATATCCATGACTGTAGTAGCTTCTTTTAAATCGGATAGATAATATCCCACCCCAGCTATTTTACAGATAGTCGGAGGGTTAATCACGTACGCCTTGCCATTCACTATGACCGTTTCAAAATCCTTTCCTAAAACGGCTGCATTTACTATTTTTGCTGCATCCATAAGCTAAAATTAAAAAGGCGGTGAGCAACCACCCACCGCCATCCTGAAAACATCTTTCCTAACCCTATTTTGCCTTAACGGTTTTCTCGTCAAGCTTCACCTTGTCGCCATCGAACCACTTCTCCGAAGCAAGTCCTTCAACTCCGGTTTCCAAAGGAACGGCCGATACCCCCAAGCCGATATTCTTCTCCACAAAACTACCTTTACCAACGATGTTAGCTTTAGGCATGAAGATGAAATTGCCGGTCTTTGTCATAGCCACGATGCTCTTTTCCACAAGAGCAGTCATGTCTGTACGTTCCCAGCCATCATCCGTTGCCTTACCGCCTTGTAAAGCTGCCTTGTCCTCGAAAGAATACTCACCAAGGGTGAACGACACGGTAGGAATAGCCGCCTGCGTAACGTCACGGTAATACGGTTGCCCCGTCAGTTCATTGATATAGTCAGTCACGGAAGGGTCGCTTTCCTCGTACCCCCAAGTGTCCTGATGTACGTTTTTCACTTCGGTCATTGTAGCAATCAGGGCTTTCAACTCTGCTACCGTATAACCGGTTTCGGGAGTGGTTACGGTTTTCACTACATCACCGTACCATACCCTCTTTAATCCGATAAATGGTCTTGTTGCCATAATTATTTTACATTTAAAACTTCAAACAAAATTCTCGCATTCACATAGTGACACTTCAAAGCTGTGTCCGCTTCCGTACCGATTGATTCGATAGAATAACGATAGCGAGTACCGTCATAGGCGCTTACCACATCATCAAAATGCTTCATAGCTTCCCGTTCAAGCTCATTCAGCCGGATGGAGTTGGCTTCATTTTCGCTCAAATCGGGTACACAAAGATTCACTTCCGCGAAAGACTTTTTCCAATACTTTCCCGGCTGTTGTTTCTTCGTGTGGATGACAATCCTTTCAGACTTCAATTCTCCCATCAGGATTTCCCCTGCTGGTACTATATCTATCCTGAAAGCCTTACAATCCCGATAGAGAATGTTTCCTATGTCGGTAGTTACTATCATTGTATAATCTCCCAATCTTCGGCAAATACATCACTGATAGACGGCACCCATGAATCGGCACGTCCGGTATTCTCGTTGTAGATAAGACACTGGCTTGTGTAATCAATGAATCCTTTACTTTTCAGAATAAGGTCTTTTGCTGATTGAGGGAGCGATTGCATCTTAGGAATAATGTCACTTTCGATATGGGCTGGTACTTGCTTGAATACCATCAGACCTTTGCCGTTCCAGCCAGTTCTACGGATTGTACCACCTTGTTTCAACACTTCGATAGCGTCACCGAAATCCATTGCGGATGATGAATCATCAGCTTTATCATATGTTTTCTCAAAGATGTCTGGCTTACAAGAATAGAACTCGCCGTTTACACCTTTAATGATGTAATCGCCATAACTTGCAAGCATCTTACCTTCAAGAGTTTCAATGTACACACCAAGATAAGGTTCATTGGTGTTACCATGCTCATCTATGCCAAAATCGGGATTATGCTTCGGCACGGGAGTTCCACCCATAAAATCACACACTTCATCGAAGTTATCTACTTTAAGCTGAATAGCTTCGATTACTACTGGTTTCTTTCTGTACTTCATTTCTCAAATTCTTCTTTTAATCGTTTCTCCGCATATAAAGCGGCACCACTCAAAACATCATAACCCTTAGATTCCACGAATGAGGCGTATTCTGCTTCGTTTTTCAGCGTCAAACCGTCTTTATCGACATCGTAATCATTGGACGTTCTCAAAGTGAGCGTGTGGTCTTGATAGTTACCGTATTCCTCCGCGTACTTCACGGCTTCATCGCCCACATCAATCATTTTCTTCTCAACTTCCCATTCTCCTTCATCGAAAAAATCTTCTACATCAGAGAAATCTGCATCTACTCCAACCATATCACCCTATAAGAAAAATAATTTGTTTCTAAAGGGCTTTTCGCCACGCCTACGCCTCTTATGCTTCCATCAGGATTCAAACAGCGAACTTCTGTACCAGCTTCAACTTTTGACGGTTTATCAAAGACAACCTTATACTTGAAGTCATATAAAACTCCATTGATAGACACCTTCTTTTCCGCACTCACATCGTCACAACGGCACTTACATACATCCTGCCAGCTCTCGCCGCCCGTTCCGGGAATGGGTCTGCCAAACTCGTCCCTTTCCATTGGGGTGATAACCTTTACCTGCAATATGTGTGGAGCGAATATCACAAGAAAGTGCATTTGGGTTTGTTGCTTAATTCGTCTTTCAATCCGTACTTCTTGCACAGGAATGAATAGTAGTCCTTGATACCTTGAATGTTCCAAGACATCGAGAAACCGCTTTCACTGATTGAAGTGGCACGAAGCGATAGAGAGGGGATGAACTTCGCAATCGCCACGAAGACACGACCGTAACAATCCTCGTTCATCTCGTCCTCTCCGCTTATCTCCGCATTCAGACACATATCCAAAAGGTCAGCTTCCGACAAGTTAATGCCGAAAGACTGGAACTTCTGTGATATGTATTCGTTTATCGTCATATTAATATGGTGTAACCAGTTTACTATATGCGGTATAGCTATAATGCGTGCAATACTTTGATTTATAGATGTATCTGAACGGGCATTTGGGAACATTAATTCGTATCCCTTGAATAGCCATTCCCTCTTTTATCGAACACATCATAGCCGGGTTATTTGCAACCAAAAACACGGGATGCGTCATGGTCGGTACAACACAATCAGCCAGAGCCGTTTCCAAAGTGATAAACTGAATATCTGGCAGACCAACATCAACCGATGGATTCACGTATTCACACTTAGAAGATTCCACACTTGATGCCTGCACGCTCAACGAAACCAAAGACATCATTAAAAAGCCACACATGGCAAAAATAAAATTCTTCATTTCTTTTCTGATTTATAAAATTAGACAATGGAAGGGTAGAAGCACTACCCTATCCTTTTACTCGATACCTAATGCTTCTTTCAGTTTGGCTGTTGATTCTTCATCAAGTTCTGCAACCTTACCCAAAAGAGTTTCCTCTTTCATATTGCCGGAAGCCTGCACACCGATGGACTTCAAAGCCTCAATCAAAGTTTTCTTCTCGAACTCTTTCTCAAAGAGGGAGATTTTCACCTCCTTCTTTTCTTCAGTGGTTTTCACTTCGGGAGTTTTCACCTCAACCCTTTCGACAAGTCTGCGACTTTCCATATCCAGCACACGGGTCTCCTCACCGACTTCAATCACTTCACCGGGAGTATAATACTTTCCGGTGAACTTGTCGCGGAAAACTGATATAACCTTTACTTTCATATCCTACCCCCTTATGCTGATTGGATGGATGCAATTTCGCTCAAATCGAAATTGGTTATCAAATCTGGATTGGAAATCTGCGGAATCCACTCTGCCGTATATTCCATGTAGCGACCGTTTTTGTCACGGTAGTTGGAGATAAGCATCTGCCCCTCTGACGGGATATAAGTACGTCCTTGTACTGGGTCTGTCGCTTCATACGGGGTATGATGGCGCATATAACCAATGTTGTCAGAAGGTAACAGAGTAATACGGTTATCCGCGTAAATCTGCACATTCTTTCCCGTCTGGTCTTTCACGTAGTCCTCCTTGATTTCGATGCGAGGCAGACCGATACCGGTGAACACTTCGGAAGCCAAAGAAGAGGAAACCAATCCCGTACTCAACTTCATCTCATTAGAACCAAGAATCATCTTGTACTGCTCACCAAATTCAGATGAACCGAGCACGAACTTGTTGAAAGAAGCGCGTGTCATAATCATCTTGGCATAAACGCCATAGTCCGGTGCCAAAGAATGGAGTTTCTCTCTCAGGTAAGAGATGAACATGTTCTTTCCGTCCACAACCACATCTCCACTTTTCGGCTTGATAAAATTGAACGGAAGGGTAATCTCCAGCAGTTTATTATTGGTCTGACCGGAAGTTATTGCAGCATCCTTGTTGTAAACGGTGGCTTCACCAAGCATCAACAAGGCACCAACAATAATATCCATGCGCTTGTGAGCAGCAAGGGTAATCTGACGGTAATCATCTGCCAGGAAGTTTACAATCTCTTCCATTGCGGCCTTTTGGTCTGCCGGTTTAGCTACATTGAACTTGTCAATTAAATCCTGCAACTCGGAAAGTCGGTCGATGGACATCTGATAAGCATCGCCCAAGTAGGCAATCTCACCATATCCGGAACCAATGTTCCTACGTTCACGGATGGGCTTTTCGCCAAAACGTGAATTGATGGAACCTGCCATAACTCCGGTTACAGAACCGATATAATCTTTGAACACGCGAGTAGTTACTCTGCGGAAAGTAAGATACTGCTGCCAATAGATTGTATCTTTACGCGTCCGGTTTACACGTCTGATGATAGCGGAAACAATGTTCGCATCATCGAATAATGTCTGAATCGTTAAAAACATATCCTACCTCCTTACTCGTTAAATTCAAACCATCCCTTCATGTTGGCTTTATCGTTCTCGGAGAACGGCATAGCCAGTTTTGAAGGTTCAATCTCTGCGGCTGTACGAAGCAATGAAACCAATGTAATTCCGTCCTCTACTTTCGTCCGGTTAAACAGAGCCGAATTTGCAACGTACTTCTGTTTCAAGCCGTCAACCGCAACCGCATTGAAAAGTACAGTATCTTTGGCGATATTCTCACCGAAAGCAGCCTTGATAGTCAAGACATCGTAGTTGGCATTAGATTTGTCAATAGCTGCGACCTCAGCACCTTTAGTGCCGCTTCCGACAAACATTCCCACATAAGCCAAAGAGTTCTTGGCTACCTTGATAGACAAAGCCTCCGCACCGGTGGTATAGGCTTCCACAACTCTCACGTTGATTACCGCATAAGCGAACTTGTTTTTCAAGTCCGCACAAATCGGCGTAAATACGGGAAGGAAACTTCCCACTACTAGGTTCTGCGTGTCGAGTTTGAACGGGCCACGTCTACGAATACCGGTCTGGACATCGTAGCGTTCCTCTTGCTCAACGAGCGGAACCAAATCATACTTAAATCCTGCTGACATAATTAATTCTTGTTTTGTTCAACAATAGTTTTCGTTCCCTCGTCAATCATCTTAGCGATAGATTCAGATTCTTTCTCAATCTTCTCTTCCGCTGATTCGGGAGGGGTCACGCCTTTGAAGCCGTCATTTGCGAACTCCTGCTTCAAGTCCTTGAAGTATGCGTCCAAGTCCTCATCGTCCTTAAT